AAATATATAATGGAATATCAAGTTCTTCATTCAACTGAATATCTTTTATTTTGTCTCCATCCGCATCCCATAATTCAAGTTTTTGAATATATTCGGCATTTGTAATTGAATTAACACTAAAAATATATCAAAATCACGTGATAAAGCAAAACTACACTCTGTGTAATCTTTTGGTTTAGAAACGGACATTTTTACATCATTACATCTTAAATTCACTCCTTCTGGTAGCATACATAAATCCATCATATAATTATCTGTCTTATTGGACTCAAATACTAAATCTTTATACGAAATAGACATTTTTATATATATGGTATTATTTCTTTATCTTTATATTAAAATAATCGGCATTTTAAATGTGCGAAGGTGTAAAAAAAACCATGAATTTTTATGAAACCATGAATTTTTATGTTAAGAGGCGATTTCCTTTATTTGTTGCCGCGTGCAATTGTCAAAGAAATTAATGCCGCAATCCGTAGGGCATGGGTTAGGATTAAACGGTTCAAACTTAGGATTATCAAATAGTAATGGGAAAGCTTGGGTGGATTGCTGCGCATAAATTTTGGATTCATACATGTCGCTATTCTTAGGCGGCACATAATTGGACTGTTCAGCTCCGCGTTGTAAGGCGTAAAACTGATTTCTCAGTCGTGATTCCTCGTTGATATTCGTGGCAAACCCACTCCACGGCGCACCGCCATTGCCTGTAATAAATACAAAATGGCTACAACAACTCTGCTTGCATCCACATTACCAGTATCCGAGCCTAACCTCGTTATGGGGGGTTCTAGGGCTTGCGTAGCGGGCGGGGGTACCCCCCTTATAAAAACAGAAAAATCCTTTTTAAACATCTATTCGGGCGAAGAATACGCCGATTTAATATTAAAATGTATCGCAGAGGTTGAAGATGAGTTGGTTGCTAATAAACCGCTTAGAATGTACGGTAAAACGGTGTTTCAGAGGCGAAGCATCGGTTTCTTTTCCAACGAGTCCATTGGCTATTATTATTCAGGACAACTTGAGAGAGCCAAACCTTTAAAACCAAACTCAAGCAAATTAATGCAACTCTTGAACGAGCGTTTTGACTTAAAAAATAATGCCTTTCTAGTCAATAAATACATTGGTGGTAAAAATTATATTAGCGATCATAGCGACGATGAGCAGAATATAGATAAGGGCGGAGTCATTGCCATATCGCACGGGGCAGTCAGAAAGTTTCGCATCCGAGACAAGCTGACGAAAAAAATAATAATGGATATCCCGACCACCTCGGGCAGTATTATTCATATGGGTGGCGATTTTCAAAAGGAATTTACACACGGAATTCCTGTAGAGAAAAAAGTAGAGGGAGTACGATATTCATTTACGGGGAGGAAGCACATCAATTCCGCTTGAGGTCGGGGCTGTGCCCCTTTAAGGTTGCACCAAAAACCAATCCGTCCGGCTAAATAATACTACTAAAATCTATATAGCAGAGGATGAAGCTTTGCTCAAGTGGGGGTTGAAGGGGGCTCTGCCCCTTAAAATTGAAACACTTTTACTACTAATTATTATTAGCACATCAAATCAATCAGAAAAGAAAGAAAATGGAATCTAATTTGGCAAAGCAAGTATTAGAGAAACAAGTCTTGGAAAACGGAATGAAAATCTACGAAATTCCTATTGAAAAGCGAACAGAAAAAATATGTATAAACGCAATGAAATGGGCGCTCGATTCACAAAATATAAATCGCCCAGCGGAAGAAAAACAGGAAATTATGTTTGGTATAATGAATTGTTTTCCAAAAGAACTTTTACTGTTTAGTTTCGTGAGAACGCATTTACTTAAGTAAACAACCTTTTCAAAAAAGGTTGGACTAAAATATTATTAAAAAATTATTAAAATATTAAAAAATAAAATATTAAAAAATAAAATATTAAAAAATAAAATATTAAAAAATAAAATACAAAAAATATTAAAAAAATAAAAAATAAAACATACTTTAAAAATCTACCTGCGCCATAGGTTTATCTTTCAAAACTAAGTAAATCTTTTTAAGTTTAATTTTATTTTTTTGATAAGAATTACTTATAAAAATACTACTGTAGAGTAGACCGCTAATCTCATTAAACTGTGGATGCTTTATATCAAACAGAGCATCCGCCATATCAAAGCATTCCGTCTTCCCATTATTAAGACCTTTATGGTTCAAAAGAGGATATTTTTTAACGAAATAGGTGTCAAATTCTTCATCTGTACAATCGACGGGCAAATCAGGTGTGTCGTCTAAGAAATAGAGGCAATATTGTCTGACACGTTCAATCTTTTCTTCCATCATTATTAGTATAATAATAAATTAGTATTATATCAATTTTATGTATAAAAATATAGCATTAGTATTTATTCTCAATCTTCCGATGTATATACCGCACTACATCGTCTCTCCCCTCATAGAGTAGAATACCAGTACTTAAAACCGGTAAAAAAAGAAAACAGGGTAAATAGTGGTACTCTTTTTTCTCTATGGCATGGGCAAATCCCGCTCCCATAAATAAAGAAGGAATGACCCCATTCACACTCACATTAATATAACGCGTCATTGTTTTACTGGCAAGGTCACCTAATTTTGCAGCCATTTAATAAAGGTTATAAATAAACCTTTAATATGTTTTCTCAACATTTATCGATGAAGAAAGTAAGAAAGGTTGAACCAAATAGTATCGCAAAACATTATGGAAAAGTATCGCAAAATATTGTTGTATCCATTATAATTTTATTTTTTATTTTTATATACTTAATAAAAAATAAAACCATTTAATTCAATTTATTATATAATTAAATAAATTATATAGTATATACGAAAATGTTACTACTATTTATAGTTGTAAACTTTATAATATCCGCTGTATCCGATATAGGTTTAAATATATTATCTCGGTTAAGAACATCTCCCGAAGCTGTTAGAGCATTAAAACCTTATTTTCAAAATCATTCTCTACTAATATCCGCTGGTTATGCGGGTATTACAGTAGTGACTGTATTGGTCATTACTATGTTGATAAGCAAATTAGTATTTAAATTTTTATATCCGAAAACAATTATGGAGTTGGGATTATTTCTTTTATTAGCCGTACCGATAGGTTATATAGCGGATATTATTATTTATTATTTTCAAATTTTTGGACCTACTATGAACGAGTATTATAAAAAAGCGGGGGCTGGATTTTGGGGGAGTGCTGCGTTTGTGTTTTCTATTGTTATTTCCTACAACCTTTCAAAAAGGTTGCGCCAAACCAACCTTTATCAGCGAAGCAAGTAAGAAAGGTTGCGCCAAAACAACCTTCGCCGTATAAGCGAAGCAATTTAACAAGTTTAAAGGTTGCGCCAAACATTTATAGTATTATATTTTGTGAAATAGTAAACGTATCACTTCTCAAGCAATTATAATTATATAGATTCAAAATCATTTTATACTTGATACTCTTATGTTTGATACCACATACTTTATCATTATCTACTTTATCATTATCCACAATCATAATTTCTTTATCTAAATAGAGAGTGCCATTATTTAAATAATCATCCAATACTTTATCAAGTTCTATCATCGCTGGATCATCCAAAACGCCTCTATACGCACACGACAACCTAACCGAAGCTATAAATCCTTTTCTACGCATTAATTTTCTTTTTTCAATCATTTCAGTTTCTTTATCAGAGCATTCAATACAACCATAATAAGAGTTACCATCTTGCGATAACATTCTAATACAATACGAGCAAATGTATTTTTTACCACAATCTAAACAGGTTTCAAACTCATCATAAAAAATCGTTTCATTGCATTCACTACAAGTGTTAACGGGTATACAAGTGTTAACGGGTATACAAGTGTTAACGGGTATACAAGTGTTAACGGGTATACAAGTGTTAACGGGTATACAAGTGTTAACATTAAATGACATTTTATAGTTATAAATAAAATGTTATTAAGTAACTTTTTAAAAAAAGGTTTAACCAAAAATATGCTTAAGTGTTTGGTTTAAAATGTTGTTGGTGTTTTTGGTCCAACCTTTTCTCAAAAGGTTGTTGGTGTTTTTGGTCCAACCTTTTCTCAAAAGGTTGTTGGTTGTCTTTTTCTATACTCTTCTCTCCAAGCACGGTCCCTCTCTTCATCATTCTTAATCTTTGCTTCACTACACGCAGTACATAATTCTTCTCCATCATCATAACGATACGTCGTAATACAATCGTCGCAAATATCGGTTTTATGACATCGCCAACAGGTAGAAAAGTCGCACCGACATAGTTTTTGACAATCATTGCATCGTTTAATGGAGGCAGTATCTATTGTTATATCAGCATATTCTTTGTCAAAACATTCAAGACACAAAGGTCGTTTTTCTTCTCCGTCGTCTTCATTTACATAAGCCCAAGCAATGCACTTACTACACATATCTTTTTTTTCACAACTAGAACATTTATATAAAGAAAAAAATAGGTCGCCACATTCATTACACTTAAATTTGTTTATTAGTGAAGCAGACATTATTTAATATTTAATATTTAATAAATAATGTTTAAATTATATTTTTATATTTTATTACTCTTGTTTAATCTGCCTCCGCCTCGTCCCCGTCCCCACCAAAAGGCGTCTCATGTGTAAAAGCATGCATCACCTGATATGAATTCGTGTCAAACCCACACATATCCAGCATACCCTTATCACTCGGATCAGCAATCGTCAGGTCGTTCAGTTGTACCGCAAGAGTAATCAACTTGACATTAGGATTGCCAATCTTGGCACGATACGAGTTGAGAGCGACCAGCGGTTTATCGCCGGTATTAATATCATTATCCGTAATAACAACAATAGCATCCACGTGCTTATTGGAATGCTCCAAATACCGAATGCCATTGCTAATGTCTGTTGAACCCCAGTTTGAAAGTTGAACTGCGTCAAGCACTTCCTGAAAAGTAGAGTTGGCGTGGATGTGATGACCGACGTCGTAGAGACCTGTGTTATCTGTAGGGCGAGACCCCCTGACCCCCCCATTGGAGCGAGATGGGGTGCCCTTGGCTGAAAAGACATAAAACAAATGCCCCTGCCCTGACCGCGCAATTACCAATGACAGCAAAGCAGCAATGTCGGCATTACTGAGACCTTGAAAAGTAGTTTCCGTCGTCATTGAACCTGATCCATCAATAAACACACCATAGCGCTTCGTGGTAGGCGGGGCATTAGCGAAAGCGAGAAATGCCATTTGCTCTAGCGCATCTCGAATAGCTGGTACAGGCGTCCATATCAGTTTGCCCTTGAAACCATGACCTTTGCGATAGACAAACCATGCGATAATCACATTGACAGGATGAACGCGGGATTTTTGCACTGCGTCTTTATCGGTGAGATGTGCTACAACCAAAGAAAGAAGTTCCTTATCTTCAAATAGACCGATACTCGTGAGTGAAGCCAAGTTGCGCAAAAGAGCTGTCATCGGCGGGGGTTTCGCCCCCCCACGAGGATAATCACCAAACAGCAACGCCTTTTGTACTGCACAACTCTTCATTGCCCACGTAGGCAAATGCTCACGTACAAGCCGATGCTTGTGGATAAGATGAATGAGGTCATTTGAATCTTTTTCATTCAGGGTCTTAGCGATATCAACCGCACACAAATAAGCATAGGTGGGGTCTGTCGTCAACTCAAAAGCGATGGCGAGTTTTGAGCACTCCTCGAAACCATACATACTGTAGCGCAAGACCAAATCCATCGCAGTAGCGGGTTTGATTGGGGGCGCTTGATAATCGCTTGGAAGATACTTGGTATTACGCTTGCGAATTTCCCCCGTGCCCGTACGCAAGTGCGTACACTTGATAATATCATTAAATCCCCAATCACCTCGCTTCTGATACTTTGTGACTTGATACGCGAGTTGAGCTGGGGTCTTCTTGAGGAAAGACCGATTGAGAGCGGTTTTAAAAGCACGACCAAAACCTTTACTTAGGGGGGCAAGCCCCCCAGGACCCCCCAATGCGGGAGAAGATGACCCCTTTGACCCTTTCGTTGCGGGTGAGGTTGTATCAGTTGTGGTGGCAATCTTGCTGCCTTTCTTACCCTTAATGGGGGGTGAGAGGGGCGTGCCCCCCGTGTAAAACCCAAGGAACAAATACAATTGCGACAGCGTCCGCAGCTTTCCGACCAATTCATAGCCGGTTCGTCGCAAAGTGACATTCGTCTTGCTACGGCAAATCAGAGCTAGAACGTGCATCGTCATATCTTGTTTCGGGGCACGTCCTTTCAAATAAATGTCCGCAACTAAATCAAGCAATTTGTAGCAATTGGGTGTAGAGTCAATTTCCTTTTGTACAAGTAAAAGGTCTTCTTCGGAAATCTTGGAAATACCCGACTTGTATTTATTTTGCTGGCCTGTGCCGAGAATGAGCAATCGCTCAATATATTTTAGATTGTCGGTTTTACAGACCAGCAATTCCATCTGCTGCGCTTGCCCTTGCGGTCGGGGTGTTAGCCATTCCTCGCTTAATTTATCAGATACAGTCCATGAATTCTCTTCACTCCATGTAGGACTTTCCTTCCAGTGGCCAGGTGCTCCGCCCAAAACAGAGTGGCAATAAGTGTTATCAGAAGCAGCCATTCTAGATGTAGTTGTTACTATTACTAAGACTCTATATTTAAGTAGATATGATAATATATTATTTTCTTAAATTATAGTAGATGACAGAACCAAAAATAAGGTTGCCCGTTCGTTATGTACCGACCAACTTAACTAAAAAAGATAAGCGTCAGCAACTCAACATGTTACTCAAATCTAGACGTTTATATAAAAAGAAGAAGTATTACACACGCAAACGAGTAGACTCGTATAAAAATAAACCCTCCAAGCATATCGCAAATGTGCGTAAGATATATGGTATAGATAATGTAAGACCGAGTAAAGAATTGGCGTTAAAAACGGGTTGTTCTCTTAATGCATTAAATCAAATTGTGAAAAAAGGCAAAGGTGCGTATTTTTCGTCCGGTTCTCGACCCAATCAAACTGCGCACTCGTGGGGATTCGCCCGATTAGCGAGTGCTCTCACCGCTGGAAAAGCTGCTGCTATAGATTATGATATTTTAAAGAAAGGGTGTAATCCGAAGAAAAAAGCCTTTAAATTGGCGACACAAGCGAGACGAAAGTATGGCTTTGGATATTCTCATACGAAGAGAATAATAATCTAAATCAATCTTCTCTGAAATTAGAATACGAACCTGTTTCAAATGTCCCGTCAATAAACCAATGCGGAAAATCGTGGGGCAACCTTGCAAAGAATTCTCGTGGCGAAAGAGTTGTTTCTATCTTTAGTTTCATATCATCTATACCGAGTGAAATTGCGCCTGCTTGTTCAAATAATATAGTTCTAATTTCCTCTTTTAGATTGAACCAAAGCATATGACCTAAAGACAGTTCAAACATGTTATAAAATTCTTTCACATACTCTTTAACGCCTTTGGCTTCTATTTCATCCAGTTTGGTAAAAAGTGCAGTATAATGCGTATCTTCATCAATATAAATACCGTCGTAATCTTTTGTATTTTTACATTTGAACCAATATAAGTAGGTATCAATTTCCTTTAGAAGATTTCCGCCTTTCTTTTTTATTAAATGATAGGTTAGTTCTCTTATAAATTTTACATTAGTGAAGCGTTCTACATTAACATGACTCTTGGCTTTACCAATATCTACTTTTAATCCTTCCATTGCATCTATTATACAAGGAAACCAAATGGAACGCCGTTCGTTGTCGGAAATGATAAATTTTAATTGAGTGTCATTTGTGCCCGAAAAATATAGTAGATCCATTGTGTACTTTTAAGAAAAGTACGGCAAAACAATTTATATCAATTTTATAAGTGAAACAATTCAAAAAGTATTTAAACATTTTCTTACTACTTTTCTTAAAAGTACAAACGTAGTAGGCATGACCACGCAAGTCTTCGTCTTAAACTCTGACCTCTCTATTCACTGGGCAAATTATAAATTTTATACGCAAATGAAACTGAATGATGGTAAGGAATTAGATCCGCCTTACTCGGAACAACAGATACAAACTGTTCTGAAAGAAAAACAAATAGAATTAACCGATGAACTCTTGGGTAGTGCATTATATAGTTATTTGACCCAAGTGTCTAGAAAAATATATGCGGGTCATATTTGTTATGAAAAAATTGTATTTGATTTGAATGAGTTCCCTACAAAAGAACAGCAAGAAAAAATATGTATTCCATATGATACAACACGTATATGGGAAGAAGATATTTATTTTAATGATGAACCCGAAGTAGCAGATAAACATTTGAAATACGAGGGTGATGAATTGGATAAATGTATGGCTACAATTTCACAAGGCGAAGAAAGTAGTTATTATATTTATCTAGGTTCAGGCATACATTATGGTTCAATATGGTATAATTTTGATTCTCATAATTGGTCAAAGGAAGATATATCCTTTCAAGATTTTCTTATTAAGCATTTTAGATTGGGTTAAAAATAATTTATAAAATTGATATTAAATATATACTTTATTATTAATTATACAATTGAAAATGTCTGAATCTACGAATGAATGTATGCATAGCGAATGCACCATCTGTTTATTAAACTACAACGAGGAAACTAAAAAGGTGACAGAGTGTCAACATATCTTCCATCAAGAATGTATTGACAGATGGTTACAGACCAATAATTCGTGTCCGTTATGTAGGCATGTTTTACAACAACATACAATGCCTACTATTGATGAAGTAATTCCAACCACAAATTATGGTTATGGATTTGCCGGTAGGGGTGGTAGTCTTATGCAGTTGGTTGCATATGGCGCAGCAGATATAATGTTGACTTCCGCACCACGAGCAACACAACAAACTCAACCTATAAGAGAACAAACTCAACGCGAACAACAACATCAACAAACACCAATCCAGACGCAATCAAACCAAATATAATAATAAACAAAATAAACGTCGTTAAAAATAAAATTGATTTACTTTTGTAATATAGTTTTTTATATTATACAGTTAAAAATGTCCAAGTCAATGCTTAGCGAATGCACCATCTGTTTACTTGACTACAACGAGGAAACTAAAAAAATAACCGAATGTAGTCATACATTTCACACAGAATGTCTGGATAGATGGTTACAAAATAATACGTCGTGTCCTTTGTGTAGGACTGAATTGAAACCTATGTCATTCAGTAGTGGTTCTGTTGTCGCAGACCTGATTCATGACGCCCCTATACAGACTTTCGCCCAATTTCAGTTGGAGTTATTTTCATTGTATCCAACAAGTATGACACGCGCAGAACTTTCTCACGAAGAAGAATATACCGGTGAAGAAGACTATTTTATATCTAATGGAATACGGTTACCTGTTTACCGAAGAAATCAAATATATTAAATTACTACTTAAAGACAATATATTATATGTGTATAAGAAGGGGGTGAAAGTCCCCCACTTCATCTTGGTCTGTTAGAATTGGGTTATCAATTTAGAACCCACCCAATTCAACTTTATTGACCAAGAGGGGCTCTGCCCCTTCAACCCCGCGTTGTTAAAAAATACCAACCTAACTAAAAAAGGTTAAAACTGGGGCGGTGTCCGAGTGGTTAAGGAGGTGGACTTAAGACCCACTGGCTACCAAGCCGCATGGGTTCGATCCCCATCCGCCCCATCAACAACCTTTTAAAAAAAGGTTGTACCAAAAACAGAATAAAAATTTAAAAATAAGTTTTGGCGCAATCTTTAAAGGGGCTGTCGCCCCCTTCAACCCCCCTCGGAACAGAGTTTGGCGCAACCTTTTTTACTTGCTTCGCTGATAAAGGTTGTTTGGTCTGATTGAATTGGGTTATCTTTTTATTGAAACCTCCCAATTTAAACTTATTGACCCATTACGTCGTATTAGTTTAACGGTAAAAGCGCCACCTGACACGGGGCGGAACCGAGTTCAACTCTCGGATACGGCATATTTCTAATGTTTTTGCGATACTTTTTCTCACTTGCTTTGCTGACAAAAGGTTTAGGTCTGTTTGAATTGGATTATCTTAAATAAATTAAACCCTTCCAATTCTACTCTTATTGACCTACAATGTTTTGTCGCACTTTTCTCATTAGCTTTGCTTACAAAAGTGTTTCCAATCATATTTACGTTAACAGGTATTTACCTAGATTATGATTTATTGACCGACTAAGTTTATTTGATCTATTTGAATTGGGTTATCATTTTACGACCCCCCAGTTCTTTCGCGCAATTTTTGCGTACTTTTTTTTAAAAAGTATTGATTAATAAATCGGTTCTGCTTTGATTGGATTATCAAAGAAATGTATGTTTCTTGAACCTTTTTCATTAGCTTCGCGCTTACAAAGGTTCTGTGGTCTGCTTGAATTGGATTATCTTTAAATTAAAAATTCCTTCCAATTCTTGTCTTTTGACACACTTTTTATATTTGTTTCACTTATAAAAGTGCTTATTGACCACAGGTTTTGTCGCACTTTTCTCAAAAGTGTTTCCAGTCTTACTTTTTTGACCTATTAAGACCTTTATGGTTTGGTCTGCTTTAGATTGGATTACCTAAATATTATGTGTTTTGTTGTTTGTATCTTTTCTGCTTTCTTCGCGGACTTGGGTTGTGTTTTATTTTGTTAAATACAACCGAGTGGAAAAGGTGTGGTCTGTTTGAATTGAGTTATCTAGAAAATTACTTAACCCTCTCAATTCTTGTCTTTTTGACATACTTTTTTATTTGTTTCACTTAAAAAGGTACTTATTGACCGCAAATGTTTTGTCGTGCCTTTCATAAAAAGGTACTATTCCAGTCCTACTTTATTGTCCTGAATGGACTGTCTTGGATTGGATTATCAAAGAATGTTATATGGTGTGGTGGTAAGAGTGCTCTTCTTCTTTCTTATTTCTTCTTTCTTTCTTCTTTCTTTCTTATTCCTTCTTTCTTTCTTTCTTCTATCTTTCTTCTTCTTTCTTATTTCTATTACCTTTAGCGCTGCTCAAAAGTAGGCGATTGTTGCTACTTTATTAACTATTTTGATTATTGACTTGATAGTAAGCGAATAGAATTCCTTTATTGACATCGTTTCGGGTATTAGAGCCGATTGATAGTCAATTTGCATATTATATTTTTTCTCGTATTGAATGAGAAAAAATATAAAATTATTATTTTTATTTTTTATTATAAAAAATTCAAATACTTTTATTAGTTATTTTTTATATAATAATAAAAACAACTAAAAATAAAAAATTGATTACTTTTTATTATAAATAAGTATTGTAATAATGATATAAAAATGGGAGCAATATTATCATCACGCAAAACTAAAATCGAATACGAAGATACACCAGATGTAGAAATTGATAATGTGGATACAGATGGAAAAACATATTTACAATATATTATGAATTATGATTCCATTCCGTATTTCATTCCCGAAATTAAATATGCCAAAGTTACGGATATACGACCTGATTATACCATTGTCGTAGCCGCACGGTTCCCCAATAAAGATTCGCCCATTCATCGCTTTCCAATCCGATTAAAGCATGTAGCCAAAGAATTTGTTACATTTAAACCTCGTGGGGATTTGTTTGAAAGCAACTTGGACACTAAAGCCGTCAATGGATTATTCCCCCTCATCTGTGGTTCAATTGTTGAATTGAAAGACATAGAAAACAATCACGGTATGTTGTATGCGGACGTCTATTACGAAAGACGGTCTGTTAGTGAATGGTTAGTAGAGAACAATTTGGCGGTAGATATCGATCATAAATTTAAACTTGTACCTGCGCCAGTCGAAAAACTGATTAGTCTATAATAATACGCAAACCTATACAAGTCACAAAAAATTAAAAAAATATAAAAATAAAAAAATAAAAAAAATATAAAAATAAAATAGTAGTATAGTAATAATAATAAAATATGATTATCTCTATTAAACAACAGAAATATTTGATTGCTTTTTTTTTATTTATTATTAATTTAGTTTGTTCAACTACATTTATTATTTATGAGAATAACTGGTATATCTATTTATTTATTCTAGCGTTGGCTTCCGTTATAAATACATTCAGTGTGTTTTGTATCACTGGTCATAAAATGATTGCTGCTGAACCTATTCAACCCAATAGAGTAGACAATAAAAATTATTTATATGTTATTCCGTGTTATAATGAATCCGAAAAAGAACTTACTGATTCATTAAATTCATTAACTCTACAAAGGACAGTAAACACTGATAAACGAGCATTATTAATTATATGTGATGGTATTTCTACAGAAAAAAATAATAAAGAGTCTACTGATGTCATTCTAAAAAAAATACTCAACATCGATTATACTCAATTAGGTGAATTTTTCGATTATAAAACATGGGAAAATAGTAGAAATATAATTAAAATATACAACGGACAGTATACTCATCTCACAGAAACACTTGATTTCATTTTAATTATAAAAAATAAAAATTATGGCAAAAGAGATTCGCTGGTTTTAACCAGAAAAATGTGTTTTAGTTATAATAATCATAACGATAGAGAAACTATATCAGACAGCTTATTTAAATACATGTTTGACATGTTTAAAAATATTTATGAAACAAATATAGATTATATTATAGGTATTGACGCAGATACTATATTTGATTATAATTGTTCATATGAACTTATTCAAGGTATAGAAAAAGAAGAAAATATTCACGGCTGTGTTGGTTATGTAGACATTTTACAAGAGCCCACGATAAGTATATATTCACCATTTATCTTATATCAATATGGTGAATATATGTTTTCACAGTGTTTACGACGGTACACACAGTCTACTATTACAAAAAAAGTAAATTGTTTATCTGGTTGCAATCAGATATTAAGAGTATCTAAAGAAACATGCGGAAATGCTATTTTACATGTTTTAAACTACTTGCCAATGAATCACGAAAATATTTTTAATCATATTCGTTCATATGCTAGTGAGGATCGTAATCATATTACTCACATGTTATCTATGTATCCTTATGTGAAATCTACGCAAACTTTAAAGGCTATAGCCTATACCAGTGTGCCAACAATAGCAAAAGTTTTTATATCTCAGCGACGCAGATGGAATTTAGGCGCAATGACAAATGATATGCTGCTGGTTTACTTGCCGAACATTAATATATTTGAACGCATATCATCGTTTGTAAATGTAACAATGTATTGTTTCTCGCCGTTTATTTTTATCGCAACTATATTTTTTTTAAAAGCTATAATTACTCAGCCTACGATGTTGATGTTATACCTTTCTACAATTATATTTATACCAATATTGTATGCTTTATTAATTCCTGTTTTTATTCGACCTTTATCTTTTAGAAATTCAATGTATTATTATTGTGCGTATTTATTTTTTTTATCGTGTGGCTCTCTTATTAAACTGTTGACCTATGGGTATTCTATTGCACATATGGATGTTATAAAATGGGGAAAGACGCGTTCGATAGAAGAGCCAGCGATAGCAGAACAAACAGAAGAGTCAGCGCTAGCGATAACAGAACAAGCTTCTGATGATGGTTATATTAATATTATATGTAATAATAACGAAAATATATACACAACAGAAGAAGAAAGAAAAGAAAAAAGAAAAGAAGAAAATGATATTATTGTTATTATGGATAACCCTCTATAAAATATAATATATATTATTGTATATAATATAATATTATATTTTCTATATAATATTCTATTCTATTAAAAATGAAAATAAAAGTAGGTATTTGCGGATGTGGATTTGTTGGCAATGCTATTCAACAATTTTTATTAAATCTACAAGATGATATTCAACTATCTGTATACGATAAATATAAAAATTTAAATAGATTAAATAAATTTGAATGCTTATTAGAGAGCGATTTTTTATTTATATGTTTACCAACAATTTATGATGAAGAATTAAAATCCTATGATATGACTGAAATAAATAATACTCTATCTCTACTTTCAGAAAATAATTTCACTGAAATTATTTTAATAAAATCAACCGTAATACCGAATTACTGTTCAGAAATGAATAATTTATATTCAAATTTAAATATTATTCATAATCCAGAGTTTTTAAGTGCTAGTACTGCAGTAGACGATTTTTCAACACAAAAACATATTATACTAGGGCATACCAAACAATCTATATCATATGTGAATTCAGTTGAAAAATTTTATAAAAATCTATTTCCGTTGGCGGTGATATCTGTTTGTAAATCTGAAGAAGCCGCATTAACCAAATTAGCATGTAACAGTTTTTATTCTACAAAAATTCAATATTTTACTGAAATATATTTGTTATGTACACAGATGAACGTATCTTATGATACTGTTAAAAAATTAATGTTACAAAATAATTGGATTCATCCACAACATACTTCCGTGCCGGGACATGATAATCAAATTTCATATGGTGGGGCTTGTTTTCCCAAAGATACAAACGCATTGGTACAATATATGATTGCGAATAACATTCCTAGTGATGTTTTACAATCGGTAATTAATGAGAGAAATAAGATGCGTAGCTTTTAGAAAATAGATTTTAGAAAAATCTAGGGCAAAAACTATAATAATTCTACTTAAATACTGACTGCTAATATACACTATAATACAAAGATGTTCCACGTTAAGCTGCTTATGCTATTGTTATCATCATTTAATAATATTAATATTAATAAAACATATGTACATTCATGTCCTATATATAATGACAATAGTGATGTTGATTTTGATATAAATAATATTCCTGTGGTGGTTTTACACGGTATTGCGAGTTCATCTAAAAAAATGGTTGACTTTAGTGATTGGGTTTCGAAAACATTTAATAGGACAGTATTTAATCTAGAAATTGGTAATGGTGAGAGAACTAGTATATACACCCCCATGCCCGACCAACTATCACAATTATGTAATACAATATATGACATTGAAGAATTACGTGATGGATTTGATTTTATTGGCATGTCTCAAGGCGGATTGCTAGCACGAGGATATGTAGAATATTGTAACAAATTTCCAGTGTTTAATTTAATTACACTTGTATCACCCCACGGCGGAGTTAAAAATGATGTAGAATTAGACATGTATAGTAACTTTCTCCAAGAGCATTTGTCAATTGCAGGGTACTGGCGAGATCCAACTCAAATGGCTGTTTATTTAGATAAATGTGTTTATTTGCCGCAACTGAACAATGAGCATATTTCATCCTCATCTTTTGTACAAAAGGAAAATATTAAATCATTGATAAATTTTGTTATGATTTGGTCATCTGAAGATACTACTGTAACACCGGCTGAAAGTGCCAAGTTTAGTTTTTATGACGAAGACTATAATATTATTGATATTCGCGATACAGACCTGTATCAATTGGATTTGCTGGGATTGAAATATTTAGATGATAATAATAGTTTTCATATTCATGAAACAAATTGTACCCATGTTGAACACCGAGATCCAGTTTGTTATGGTCAAATGTATGAAATTTTGAGGCTGTATCTCTAAACAACCTTTAAAAAAGGTTGCGCCAAAATAATAACAACATTTCGTCGTGAAACAAGTTTAAAAGGTTGCGCCAAAACACTGTAGGCAAAGCAATTGATAATAATAATAATATTATTATTATCAAAGTTGTGTGGCTGGTTTGGTCAAACCTTTTAAACTTGTTTCACGTTGAAAGGTTTATTATATCATCTAATTCTAAGAGTAACCACCCTTTTTATTTAAAATGTTAATAACAACAATGACATATGATGAATTATTAGATAAAATAGAAAAGTATTTACCAGTCCGAGAAAATGAAAAAGACAAATTTGGAGAAGTATTTACTCCTCCCATATTAATAAATGAGTTATTGGATCAATTACCGAACCATGTTTGGACCGATCCCACTTTAAAATGGTTAGATCCAGCCAGCGGCACAGGCAATTTTTTTATGTTGGTATTTTTCCGTCTTATGACTGGGTTGGCTAAAAAAATACCCAATAAAAATAAACGAAGTCATCATATATTAAAAAATATGTTGTATATGGTTGATATAAATTTAAATAATATTAAAATAGCTCGCACTATTTTTGGTACAAATAGTAATATTACATGTGCCGATTTTTTATCTCAATCATATAATAATAATAATAATAATAATAATAAATTTGATATTATCATTGGAAATTTACCATTTAATGAAGAAACCAATGAAAATAATAAAAAAACAATTGCCCTATGGCCAAAATTTGTGATAAAATCACTAGAATGTTTAAATACAAATGGATATTTGGCATTTATTCATCCACCGAATTGGAGAAGTCCGAATAATAATAATAAAAATAATAATAATAAAAATAAAACCAATTTATGGGACATATTAACACATAAATATATGCTATATTTACATATTTATGGTCCAGAAGCAACAAAAAAGTTTTTCCATGTCAATACAAAAGTAGATTTATATATAGTACAAAACAAACAAACATCTAAAAATGAGAAAACAATAGTTATAGATGAATTGGGTGAAAGACATCAGTTATATTTGCCCAATTTACCTTTTCTACCAAATTATAAAATTAACGAAATTTCCAACTTATTAACTAATAATATAAATATAAATAATCATATAAATATAAATAATGATACAAATAATTTACAAATTATATATGATACAGCGTATTCAACCGCTCACACGAATGAAACTAAAAATAATACATTT